AACTCTTTTTTCCAGTTATGTAGTTTAGTAGGGAATCTATCTAACTGTAAAAGAAACTCATTTGAATCACTAATGAGTGAGTTAGAATAAGAAATAGTATCTTTTGGTTGTTCACAATTTTTAATAAATACACGCATAGATCCTCCATGAACATCAATATCGTCGATTCGTTCAACGTGCATTCCTATTCTTTCAAAAATTTTACAGAAACTTGTTTTGGTATAATATGTCATGTGTTCATGATAGATAAAGTCAAAGTTTAAGTTAGTAAGTATATTCAGAGAATTATGGACTTCAATGATAGCAGTTCCATCTTTCTTAAGAACTAATTTGAGTCCGTCTAAAATGCTTTCCATGTCATTAATGTGGGCAAAGCTATTCGATGATATAAAGATATCAACTTGACCATGATTATTTACAATTTTCTCTGCCGTTTCTTTTGTAAAGTATTCATTATAAACTGTATATCCGTCTTTTATAAGAGAATCAACTGTATGCGACGGATCAACACCAATTGTTTTAAAGTGCTCGCCTTCTAGATTTCGTAAGAGTATGCCATCATTACAACCAATTTCTAATATGTACTTTTTTTGAAGAGGATCTGAATACTCCTTTTTCAATAGTTCAGAGAAACTCTTAAAATGATAAACAAGAAAAGGAATCATTGATGAAAAATAGAAATATCCCTTTTTAAAGAGAATATCTGATGAGACAACCTCGTCGCATTGAAGAAGTTGACATTCTCTACAAAGTGAAATATTAAGAGGTATTTTGCATTCTTGATCCATTGCGTTATGCTTTAAAAATCCTCCTGCTAGGGGATACATTCCATCAAATTTAAACCATGGCGTAGTTTGCTTACAACAGAAACGACAGTTTGACTGTATATCAACTTTACACAGTGGTATTTTTTGTATTTGAAAGAAAAGTTTTTGTTCTGTTATCTGCTGATAAAGAGAAGGAATTTCACTTACATGACTATAAATAGATGAGAGAAGTTTCTGTACAGAATATTCTGTCGACACGGGAATAAGGTGTGTTGTATTATTATAGATTGCGTAGATCATTTTTAATAGATCATACTTTGATACAGTTTCATCTGAATGAACATGACGTACTCCAGACCAGAAAGTATTTGTCTCTATCATATTCTGTATATATTTAGAAAGTTGTAGACATGTTATACCATTCCATAAATGATTAGTATATCCATTTATACTTGTATTCATTGAAAGAGCCCAAGATAATAAAGAATAATTTGTATGTATTTCTTCTCCTATAATAGAGGTTCTAATAGTAGTAGCATTTGCAGGTTCTCCAAGTAATTTGCTTATTCCATACGTGTCGCCTGCTGTTGCTAAGGAATTTTCATTCATGTAAGAAGATGAACTAGAAAAAACACAGTTTGTACTAATATGAATATATTTAGCTTTGAATAATGATGAAAAATACGAAAGAAAATGAGGAAACTGTGAATTAACTTTAAAATACTCAAGTGAATCTGTAGCTTTTTTCTGAGGAATCATACCTAGACAATTAATAATAACATCACCTTCAGTTAACCCATTTGATTGTAAAAGCGCACTGAGATGATCTGAACTATCTACTAATGGATTAAAGTTACTGCGATCGAATGCAATTACCGAATAATATTGTGATAGATGAAGATACACTGTATTCCCCAACATACCATTTTTTCCAAAAATAAATATCTTCATTTACTATTTGGTCTAGTATTTAAATCTTTATATTGCTCTAGTACTTACAAATCGACTGTAATTGGTAAATTAATTATTTTTATAAGACAAGATGAATGTAAACTGGATACTTGTTTTCTTATTTCAGATGAATAGGGTCCAGCAGAAATTATGATAGTTAGAGGTGAATCTTTATAGCGTAATATTTCTGTTGGAGAATATACAGTAAAGGGAGAACCATACATCCGTTTATTAACCTTTGAAGGATCATTATCTAGAAAACCTAATAAGAATTTATCAAATTTTTTAAGAAAGTAATATGTCATCTGACCAAAATGCCCAGCAGGAAATATAAAAAAAGGAGTTGAGATAGATATATCTTGAAATACTTGCTCGCGAAGATCAAAATATACTTTCATAAAGTTAATGATCTTACTTGGATTATCCCAAGAAACTTGAGTATTTTGTAGAGGATCTTGTGCAAAATGGAAAAATATTGAGTGTGATCCAAAATGATGAATTAATTTACATCGATAACCAACTTTAGCAAAGAGAGTGGTAATCATAGATTCATTGAAAAAAAATGTATGTTCTGTATGTAAAGAAGAGACTGCTCCTTCTTTTACCCATTCTTTTAGGTTAGGTAAAGATAAAAATATTTCATTAATTGATTGTTTAAAGATATTATCTACGAATAACGAAGGTTTATATAAATGTTCAAATGTATGCGAAAGAATAAGTGTATTTTCTTTGTTAAATGGAAATGATTCACAGTTACCATTATAAAAGGTTACAGAGGGTATATTTGGATTTGAATCACACAGATCTAATATGGAATACGTAATATCTTTCTTTGAGAGTATTTCTCTTGCTAAGACACCTGAATATCCACCTACTTCCATAAATTTTGTAGAAGAAGTATTGTTTAATATAAAATCAGAAAAAAGAGTGTGATGAAGAGACCAAGTTGGCGAGGAATAAGTAAGGGAGTGAACGTCCTTGTATAGTAATGATGGCTCGACGAGAGTAGCGTGTTGTACACAACCGCATATTTTACATCCTACAATTTCAATTGTATCAATATAATCATCTTGAAGTAAGAGATTTGCTCCAGATTGACAGAGTGGAAAATCTATTAACTTATATATAAGATTTAAGGCATCACTATTACATATAGCACATGAAGTACGTTTCATTCTTTAATTAGAGTATAAAGAATCTTTAGATAATTATATAATATGAAATATAGTTATTTAATATATACGCATACTGAGTATAGTGATATATTAGAAATTACACTAAAAAGAATGAAAAAGTATTTTCCAATAAAAGTAATAATTGCTACAAATAATGCAAAGGAAACTCTTTCTAATTGTAAAGATATTGAACAAATAGATAATATTATTGAATATCAAGATAATCTGCCATATAGTTCTAAATTATTATCAGTATTAAATAATATATCAACAGAGTATCTATTATTTAATCATGATGTAAATATACTATTTAACCATGTAGATCAAGATGTAATATCTCATCTTATATATACAATGTCAGAACAAAAAATAGATAGTATACGCCTCTCAACATCAGGTATAAATGAAAAAATAGAAAAAAATATAAACACCACTGTTAATAATATAATTTCTAAAGAAAGTTATCAATTAACTGTGCAACCAACATTATGGAGAACAAGTTCATTTATAGATATCTGTTCAAAGTTGAAAGATATTAATTATAGAGACTTTGAACAAGAAAAATCTCAAATATACGCATCGAAACAAAAAAATTGCTATATATCTAACATAAATGATACACATGTTGTTGCTAACTATTATTTAGCAAGATGCTATCCATGTATGCATTCAATCTATCGAGCTAAATGGAATATAATACAGCATGCAAAAGAAATAAAAGATTTGGAAGAATATGGAATAGATTTAATGGTAAGGGGGCTTCAACTTTGGAATTAAGTTTTGGTTTATTGACGATTGAATGATTTCTTTACAATAAAGTTTCCTATAAAATTATTATGGTAGTTTCCATCGTAATAAAGACCATCGTATGAGTCATAAATTTCCTTTTTTAATACGTATTGACAAGCAAGTGAAAAAAGCGATTCAATTGCTCTTCTTAGTCTATTGTCTTTCATTTGACTCATTAAATCTATAATAGAAGATTCTGCATCTAACTTACATAAAAAATCATAATCTATGATACAAAGACAACCAAAACACCCAGACCACTTATATTTATCATGATAATTTTGAATACAGTATGTTTTAAAACCTTCTGATTTTATTAAATTGTATATACAATACTCAACTAAGTTATCGTGTGTTATGATTTTATGTTGTCTATTAAATTCTGTATCTGGCTCCGCGATAATATGCCAATATACACGATGGTTGTTAAAGTGCCATAAATAATCAAGATCATGGGTCTTAGTAATATCAACTTTTGATATTACTGCCATGGAATCCTGTAATAGAATCGCCTTTTGAAAATATTTTTTTAGTTTAAAATAGTATAGTAATAACATATCTGCAGGTACACTTGGTGTATTTGTTTCAAATATAACAGTGGGGTATTCTTTAATTAGTTCAGATATGTATTGTTGTTCAGAAGTGTAATCAACAACTACAACAATTGATACATTCTCATGAAACTCTTTAATACTATTTAAACAACAAGTTAAAGATTCTTTATGGACCTGTTCTCGTAAGCATGCAGCTACAATGAATCCATACATATTATATTATTATAAATATAGTTATAGGTATACTTTTAGATACTTAAACATCTAAGATGTATAAACGATAGATGTTTATAGGGAAAAAAATACTTTTTTTTGGAGGGAGTGGTTCACTTGGAAACGCTTTTATCCGTCGATACCTCTTAAATAATGAGATAGTTGTATATTCTCGTGATGAAAATAAACACTGGAAGATGAGTCTAGAATATAAGAATAATAACTTGTCATTTATTATTGGAGATATTCGTGACAAAGATCGTCTTGAGAATGCTATTATTAGAGAAAATCCAGATTATATTATTATTGCTTCTGCACTTAAACATATCGACCGATGTGAATTTGCAGTTCACGAGTCTTATCAGACAAATTTTGCTGGAACAATGAATATCTTAAACGTCGTTGAAAAAAATGCAAAAAATCTTGGTAATTTAAAATGTGTTTTGTTTGTAAGCACTGATAAAGCATGTGAACCAACAAATGTATATGGTATGTGTAAGGCATTAAGTGAGACTGCTGTAATAGAGAAGGCACTATATGTAAAGTCTATCAAGTTCGTAAATATCCGTTATGGAAATGTATTAAATTCTAGAGGAAGCATTATCCCTTTATTACACGACATGGGCAACGATCCAGGTAAGAAAGCATTCTTACTTACACACGATGATATGACACGTTTTGTAATGACACTTGAACAAAGCATTGATCTTATCGAACACGCATGTTTTCATGCTGAATCAGGTGATATTGTAATTCCTGAACTCGTTTCTATGAGAGTTAAGGATATGTTGGAAATTTTTAGTAGTATTTATAATAAACCAATTGAGACTACATCGATTCGCCCAGGAGAAAAATTATTAGAATCACTTATAAGTGAAACACAGTCATATCGTCTTGTAAAAGGTAATATGGGATATTCATACATAAAACCGGCTTTTAAGAAAGTAGAAAACCATGAAGAAATAATGAATTATAATAGTAAATTAAATCCCCTTACAAAGACTGCATTATATTCTTATTTAAATGAAAAAAAACTCTTATCTAAGGAACAGTCGTATTTCTAAATTATAATATAGTAAAACTATATAAAATGATATTCTGTAGAGTATTATTTTTTTAAGTAATATGAATAATTCCACTTATATAGTTTCTAATATATCTGGTTAAATTTTCTTTTGTATTTTTAGGATCTTTTGAAACAGTAGTGTATTCTAATCCGTGAAATTCACCAACTATGTTTTTTATAATATGCTCTTTTAAAGAAGTAGATTCATATAGAATTTCATATTCAGCGCCTTCACAGTCAATCTT